TCTTTTCTTTTTAGTAAGTTCTTAGTTCTTTTAAATTCATAAGCAGTATCCTGCCTAATCATTTGACCTTCATATCCAGCAGTTGTATATTCACCATACAATTTATCTATATCATCTGTAGTATCTGCTTTATCTGTTTCTACAAGTACAATGCTATTAGTTCCTATAATAGGCAAGTTATTTTTTAACCAAGCATTTCTTTCAGTAAAAGTCATACCTGGATTTGCATTATCAAACATATCATAAACATGATACTGTACTAATTCAGCACTTTCTGCTAATTCATCTGCACCTAAGTTTACTGTCTTTCTTACTAAACTTGTAATCTTTTGAAAGTTATCTTTTAGTTCATGATTGTAAAGTTCTCCATCTAGTGTTACTGTAGGGAACCTTTCAATAAAGTCTGCTAATTCCGTTGCAATGTGTGGAACTGCAACAATCTCCTTATTGCTTCTACTGTAAAGTCCTCTATTGTTTACAACCATTCTAATACCATCTAGTTTAGGTTGTGTATAACCACTTTCTACAGGAGTCTTTGTAAAATCATGTGCTAACATTGGCTTAAAAGCAGTATAAGAGTCAATTGCATCAATATCCTCAAAATACTCTTTTTCTATTCTTTTATCCCATTCTGCTTGTGCTTCTGCTTTTGCTTGTGTGATATTTGTAGTACTATTTGCTCTTCCTACATTTTTTGCTTCAGTAATATACCATTCACTAGTAACTTTTTTACCATCTTGCAAACCTGAGATAGTTCTTGTGCCTGCTTGTGTTTCATCTAAGTTCCAGCCATACTGCATAGTCCACTCACGTATTTTTCCAGTAGTGTCTCTTTTGTATAACTTGGGTAAATTGTAAATTGTTTGCATAATTGGTCCTCTTCTCTTTTCTAACTATATAATTAATATAACATAGTTTAGAGAAGTGTCAACCTATTTTCTAAGAAAAACTTTAAAACTTCCTGGATTATGTGGAGTACTGCTACATGATTTTGTGTGTGGATGATTACTTACCCATACAGGAAATTCTTTCATTATTGCACCTTGTCCAGTAACAACAACTACATATTTTAATTTCTCATAGTAAGCATCTTGTATTTTACTATTAAACACACTCCATGCACTATGTATAGGAAGTCCATGTAAATCAAGTTTCATACGTTTATTTAATACGATAAATAGTGATTTGAAAATAAATACAATTGTAGTTCGCGAGCGGCAACTCCAACTACTCTAACGCTTGAAAGGGAGCATCAGCAATGTATTTACACAATAAGTATACTACCGCCTATTATAATATAGTAGAGCAAGCACAGTCAAGAACTTTAGACTGTTATACAGAAAATCATCATATTATACCAAGAAGTTTAGGAGGTTCTGATGATCCTACTAACCTGGTTGCCCTAACACCTAGAGAGCATTTTCTTTGTCATTGGTTGTTAACTAAGATGGTGTCTATAGGCGATGCTTCACGCAAAATGAAGTGGGCATTTAGACTTATGAGTAGACACGGCAAAACAAGTTTGTTATCAGGATATGCAAGATCTATTAGTGGAGAACCATTAAGTGAAGAACACAGAACAAAAATAAGTCAAGGACAAATGGGCAGAGTGCAGACTGCAGAAACAAGAGCAAAAATGTCTGCACATTGGCAAGAATTCTTAAAGGACGGTGATCCTAGAGCACATTATCCTCATACAGAAGAAACAAAGCAACACCTAAGTGCAGTACATAAAGCAAGATTTGCTAAAATGAGTAAAGAAGAACGCAAAGGAAATCTTGTATGGAGAGATTGGACTTGTGAACATTGTGGCAAAGAAGGCAAAGGAGGTGCTAACTACAAACGCTGGCATGGTACTAATTGTAGAACGATAAATACAGTTAACTAATAGGAGTTAATAATTTGCCACGTATATCGCTTTGGAAAGATGGGGCTCACACCGCAGATTATCGTTTTTTTGACCGCCGTATAAAAGAAATGTTTACTGTTGGAGGCACAGGACTAAACGTACACAAGTACCTTGGTATTCAAAGCCAAGGACAGAGTGACGACCCTAGCCAACCAAACTATGTCGAACCTGATCCACTAGGTATTCAGGATTTTTTATTTTTAGAAAATAGAGATAGAAAATATGATCAAGACATTTATAGTCTAAGAGGTATATACAGTGTTACAGATACAGATTTTGATTTAAGTCAATTTGGATTATTTTTAGCAAACGACACATTGTTTATTACCTTACATGAAAATGATATGGTGAACAATATAGGCCGTAAACTTATGTCAGGTGATGTAATTGAATTGCCACACTTAACAGATTATAGTGCGTTAGACGAAAGTGTAGAACTTAGTCTTAAACGTTACTATGTAGTACAGGAAGGCACAAGGCCCAGTGAGGGTTTCAGTCCTACGTGGTGGAGCCATCTATGGCGTATTAAATGTACACCGTTAGTTGATTCACAAGAATATAACGATATACTTAATGTTCTACAAACAGACAAAGACGGAAACGAAACTACAAATACGCTACGTGATTTGCTTTCTACTTACAATAAAGAATTAGAAATTACAAACAAAGTTGTAGCTGCTGCTGAAGCAGAGGTTCCTGAAAGCGGATATAAAACTGATCAATATTATATAGTACCTACAGGACCTGATGGAACTCCGTTAGAACCTAAAGGCGTAAATGCAGATGATACACAACTTAATGCAGATAATACAGATGCTAGTGCCGATGCTAGAAGAATCACACCAGAAAATACTAATGCATACAGTGGCTACTTGGTAGGTGACGGACTTGCTCCTAATGGAGAAAACGTAACAATGGGCACAAGTTTTCCAGGTGATGCACAAGAAGGTGATTTTGTTTTAAGATTAGACTTTTTACCAAATAGACTTTTTAGATATAATGGATCTCGTTGGGTAAAAATAGAAGATGATGTACGTAGTCCGTTAACACCAGGTTCAGGAAATACACAAAGAGATACCTTTATAAACAACACTGGTACATTTATTGCAGATGATAATACTGTACAAAATAGTAGACAGTCATTAAGTGAAGCACTTAAACCTAGAGAAGATTAATGCCACAACAATTTTTCTACGATCAACAAATAAGAAGATTTCTATTACAGTTTATTCGTGCTTTCAGTAACTTTCAAGTTGAATATGGTAAAGATCGAGATGGACTTACTACATTACAAACTGTACCTGTAAAGTATGGTGATGCAACACGTATGGTAAGTTCAATTGTAAGAGAAAACAGTGAAAATAAAATATTACCTACGCCTATGATAAGTTGCTACATTACAGGTTTAGAGTATAATCCAGAGCGTAGGCAGGATCCAACTTTTGTAGACAAAAAACACATACGTATGAGAAAGTTTGACGCTAACACAAATAGTTATACTACACAACAAGGAAATGCATTTACTATAGAAAGAATGATGCCTGTTCCTTATACGTTACAAATGAGTGTTGATATATGGACAAGTAATACAAATCAAAAATTACAATTATTAGAACAAATATTAGTACTTTTTAATCCAGCATTAGAAATACAAAGTACAGATAATTATTTAGATTGGACAAGTTTAAGTTATATAGAACTTAGTGCTACACAGTTTAGTAGTAGATCTATTCCACAGGGTGTAGATGATCAAATAGATATTGCCACTCTACAATTTACAGTACCAATATTTTTAAGTGCACCTGCAAAAGTAAAAAAATTAGGAGTAATTAATAAAATTGTTGCAAGTATATACGATGATAATGGTGGCATAGCAGACGGTGTAATTGATGGAGAGATACTATTAGGTACAAGACAAAAGTTTACACCAATGAACTTTGGTATAATATTATTGGGTAATACTGTACAGATCTTAGACAGGAATGAGACAACAACAAACAAAGTAGATTATAGTCCCTTAAATGATCCTCCAACAAAAGTAGGTACAGATGACGTAAGTTGGGCTGCACTTGTAAACCAATATGGTGAACTACAAAGTGGCATAAGCCAATTACGTTTAGAAACTGGAGGCACTGCAGAAATCGTTGGCACAATAGCGTTTCATCCTAGCGATCCTCATAAATTATTATGGACTGTACAAAGCGATACTATTCCAACAAACGACTTGCCTGCTATAACAAAAATAATAAATCCTTTAAAAAGTGGACCTGATGCCGGATTAGCAACTGCAGCAACTGGACAACGATACCTTATATTAAATGCAATTGGTAGCAGTTCTAACACAGATGGTCCTGATGCTTGGGGAAGTTTAGTTGCAAGTGCAAATGACATTATTGAATATAACGGAACAGTTTGGCAAATTGCTTTTGATAGCAGTGCTGAACAAGGTATACATTATGTCACTAATACTACTACAAATTTACAATACAAGTGGACTGGAACAGAGTGGATAAAGTCTTATGAAGGTGAATATAAGGCAGGCGATTGGTCTATAGTATTATAATATCTGTATTACTTATTTTTACTCCAGTTACAATAGATGCAGGTGGTAAAATGTATCAGCCTAAAGGCGATAAAAAAGTATATGGAAAAAAGAACGAATATTCACGTAATCAGAAACTCAATCAAGGAATAACAAAAAACCCCAAAATGGTTACTTGTATGCTGAAGAAAAGAATAAGAGCGAAAAACGGTGATGAAGTTTGTATATATCAAGGACAAAATAGAACTTATGAAATGGCAATAGAAAAAAATTGTCCTAGGAAATATAAGTGCCTATATAATCCATATGGCGAAGAGCCTAATATCTTTAGTGTGATCGATAGTTTAAATGAGTCAGTTAAATAAACAAATTAATCAGAGTGTAGGTGCACTTTTTTTAAGTAAAAAAACCAGCAGATACTTGTTTGTACTACGTAGTGGTGCAAAATATGATAGCACTTGGGCATTTGTTGGCGGCAAAGTTGAAAAGAATGAAACCGAGTTTACTGCATTACAACGTGAAATAGTAGAGGAAATAGGGTTTATGCCACTAGTTCTAAAAACTATTCCTGTTGAAAAGTTTACAAACAGTAAAAATAATTTTACATACACCACATATGTTTGTTTAATAGAAGAAGAATTTGTACCTAAATTAAATGAAGAACATAAAGGGTATGCTTGGAGCAAACTAGATAGTTGGCCAAAGCCACTTCATCCTGGTGTTTTTACAACATTTCAAGTAGATGAAATAATCAGTAAAATTAAAACAATAGAAGATACAATGTGTAATTTATAAGTTACCTTGCAATTGCACCTAAACTTGCTAAACTATAATATTGATTATATGATATTTCTTTTACATTAGCAAACCAATTATATTCTTGAGGCATAAGTCCAGGATCTTTTGCAACGTAAAAAAATTCAACATCATTATAAGTGAAAAATATGTTTGTGCAATCATTTATAAATTTATTATTTGCACCTTCAACGTTAGCCTTTTTATATTCGTTGTGGCTACCAAAATATATATTATCTTCAGGCATACTATATGTTGTCATACCTATCATATATATTTTCTTATGTCCATCAGCACAAGCCAATCTTAGTGCTAAACTTCCTGTATTAGCAGTAAAAAGTTGTGGATATAAATGAAAATGCCCTTGGTTTGTGATTATATTTTTTACATTACTGTATACTATGTTATCTTCAGTGTATCCAGATTCAGCAATCTCAGAACATATTATTTTATTAATACAAACTAAAAAAGTAGGAGAAAAATCTTTATATAATAAATTACAACCATATGTTTGACCAACACTTTGAACTCCGTCCTGTCCACCAAATTGTCCAGTAAGCAAGTTAAGATCAAATCCTTTTCTACTAGTACTGTTACCTATTACATGTGCAATTTTATTGTGATCGTTATTAAATATAGTTTTTTCAACCCAAACCATACTATCAGGGTTGTTTCTATCTTTCCAACTTACATTCTGAGATATTGTTTCACCGGTATACTCGCTAGTATAAAATTTACCGGTTGGCATTATATCCTGCCCACAACAACTTCTATTATGTCTGCTCCTGCACCTGTTTTATTTTCTAATGCTTTTCCTATTACACTGCCTGCAGGAGGATTACTTTCATCACTCCATGCTTGTGCGTGTCCTGGTATATCACTGGATACCATTAAATCGCCTTTTCGAATTTCACCAATAACTTTACATGGTACACGACCTAATAAAGCAACTGTTACTCCTGAACCTTCACTATTCATTAGGTATGCAGGATCAGTACTTACGATACCAGCAATACGCTTATTATATTTGGTAGTACATTCTGTTACTTCTTCATCACCTCCAAAAACCAATACAGTTCCTGGATCGTAGTCTGCATCACTTGAATATTTTTCTGCTAAGTCAGCGTATCGGGCTGTTGTAGTAGTCGCAGTAATAACACCAGCACTAAAGTTACCTGACCCATCTCTAAACACTATAGTGCTTGCAGTGTTAGCATTTGTGGCATTTGATGTAACGGTAAATGTTCCGCCTTCACTGCTTACACTGCCGCTTATGCCATTACCACTAGTGGCGCCGGCACCAACATAGTTACCAGTTGTATCAGTACCAAGTGCAACTGAGTTAGCCGCAATTGTTGTAGCAAAACTTACATTACCTAAGTTAGTCATAGTGCCAGAACCAGTTACATCACCTGTTAGCGTAATTGTTGGATCATTGGTTGCAGTTGTTGCAATACTCACACTTCCTAAGTTAGTCATTGTACCAGAACCAGTAACTGCACCTGTTAGAGTAATAACTGGATCTGCTGTATTGGTTGTCGCTAGTGATACGTTACCACTGCCATCAATACTTGCACTACCTGTGACAGCACCTGTTAGACTTAGCGTACGAGCTGTTTGCCAAGCACTTGCCGTTGTAGCGTTTCCACTTAGAGCACCTTCAAAAGTACTTGCTACTAGTGTTCCGCTACTAATTGTTAAATTGCCTGTACTTGCGCCTGTGGCAGTGGTTGTACCTACTATAAATTTATCAGCACTTTCATCCCACCCCATAAATGCATTATCGCCTGTACTTCCTCTTTCAATAACAATACCACTATCATTGGCATTTGAACCTGCACCATTATTAAGTTCAATCAAATTATCACTAATCACAGTATTTGTAGTTGCTAGTGTAGTTGTTGTACCATTTACAGTAAGATCACCACTTAGTGTTAAGTTAACACCAGTTGCTGTACCAGTAAATGCCGGAGCTGCTAAACGTGCTAGATCTGCACTATCACTTAGTTGTGTACTTGCTATTGTAATGTTAGCAGTGCCATCAAAACTATTGCCTGCAATTGTACGAGCCGTAGCCAGTGCAGTAGCAGTGTCTGCATTTCCTGTTACGTTTCCAACAAATGCACCTTGAGAGAGCGTAATACCCGCAGCAGCAAAAGTACTGTGTGTTGCACCGTCTACTGTTGCAGTAATAGTGCCTGTGCCACTGTCTGCAATTACCCAAGTTGTGTTGCCTTCACTTAAACTGTTAGAACTAAGACTGGATAATTCGCCATCAACATAGGCCTTTGTAGCTGCATCTTGAGCACTGGTTGGATCACCCATACCTGTAATTTTGTTAGTGCCCATAGCAATATCACCAGTCATTGTACCACTAGCAAATGAAAACGCTGAACTTGAAAGTGTACCAGTACTTGGATTGTATATTAATCCACTGTCCTGTTTTACTGCAGTCAATGCACCAGTTGTGGTGCTCGCAAAGTAAAGCAAAAAGTCAGTGTTTGTAGACTCATCTGATGTTACAGTTGCACCTGCAGCTGAAAAACTTAATGCACCTGATCCATCTGTAACTAACGCCTGGCCACTTGTTCCATCTGCACTGGGCAAAGTAAATACAAAACTACTTGTTACTGTATCAGGAGCTTCTAGTCCTACATATTGGCCACCTGAAGCGTCTTGAAATCTAAGTTCTGCTCTCGCTAACATATCAATTTGTGTGTTAATTTGAGGTGAAGTTATAGTTTTATTAGTAAGTGTTTGACTACCAGTTAGTGTTGCTACTGTGCTATCTATTGCAAAAGTTACTGCATTACCACTGCCACTTGTATCTATACCTGTGCCACCAGTAAAAGTTAATGATTCGCTATCCAAATCAATTGCTAGTGCACCACCACTGTCTGCTTGAAAGTCTAAATCCTGTGCAGTAACTTGTGCATCAACATATGCTTTTGTTGCAGCATCCTGGGCACTAGTAGGATCACCCATACCTGTAATTTTGTTGGTACCCATAGCAATAGTCGCACTATTAATAGTAGGACTAGTTAATGTTTTATTTGTAAGTGTTTGTGTTGCAGTATTTTGTGTTAATTCAAAACCGCCTGCAGTTGTGCCATCATGTACTCTAGCAGTATTGATAGTACTATCAATACTGATTTCACCTGCTGCACCTGTAAATGCATTGTTTTGGACAGTAGTACCTCTTCTAAACTGTAACTGTGTTGGCATTTATAAATTCCTTTGTTATATTTATCACTACAATGCTGCCAGGTCTACTGAACTTGTGCTTCCAACTGGTTCCATCATATCGTAAACCTCACCTAGTGGAACACCAAAAGCATCTGTGCCTCCTGATTCAAATGGTGTTTCCTGTGTGTCTTGTGCTACATTAAAACTTAAATCAAAATCACCGTCACTACCAGGTGCAGTTGTAAATGTACTTGCAGTAAAACCACTTGCTCCGCCTCCTGACCCAGCGTTTGCATCTACATATGCTTTAGTCGCCGCATCTTGGTTTCCTACAGGATCAGCAACATTTTGTACCCTGTTATCACCCATTGTAACAGTTTGTGTGCTTGCTACTGCTAATCCATTTAGTGTACCAACACTGGTAACATTACTCAATGTGTCTAGTGCAGTTTCAAAATAAGTTTCAAAATCTGTAAGTGCAACCTGCTTCATAGTGCCTGCGTCATTTACAACAACTCTATCGGCATCAGCAAGTGTTGTACTTGTTGCACTGGTGTCACCGTCAATTATATTAAGTTCACTTGAAGTAGCGGTAATACTTAATGTTGATAATGTAATGTCACTTGTTAATGCGACTGTACCTGTACTTGTTGGAAGTGTAAGTGTACCTGTGTTACTAATTGTACTGATAACAGGTGCAGTTAATGTTTTATTAGTAAGAGTCTGCGTTGCGTCATTTAGAGTAATATTAGAAGTGTTGCTTAGATCTGTACTAGCAATAGTGATGTTTGCAGACCCATCAAAACTTTGACCAGCAATTGTGCGTGCCGTTGCAAGGGCAGTAGCAGTATCTGCATTTCCTGTTACATCTCCAGTAATATTGCCAGTAAATGTTCCAGCAATTGCACCAGTTCCAGTAATGGTAGGTGAAGTTAATGTTTTATTTGTTAATGTTTGTGTACCTGCTTCAGTAACTAATGTGCCAGTTACACCATCTAATAAATTAAGTTCTGTTGCTGTACTAGTAACTGCTGTCCCACCGTAGTAGAACTGACCAGCACTAACACGCAAGTCATTGTCAATAGTAACATCATTATTTGTGACATCAATACTTAAACCGCCACCCGAATCACCATTTGCTTTGAGTTGTAGATCATTTGTAGCAAAAATGCGAAAGTTGTCGCTACCATCATTATCAAACGCACCAACGTTTGTCATACGTAAACCAGTTCCGCTTTGGTCAATGCGTAGTGTATCTAGTCTAAGTTCACCGTTTGCAATAGTAAGGTTGCCGGTACTTGCACCTGTGGCAGTTGTAGTACCCATAACAAATGCATCAGCACTTTCGTCCCAAGCAATAATAGCATTGTTGCCAGTACTGCCTCGTTCCATAACAATACCCAAGTCATTGGTATTGCTTGCGGCACCTGTGTTTAGTTCTATCAAACTGTCACTTACTACACTGTTTGTAGTACTAATAGTTGTAGTTGTGCCGTTGACTGTTAAGTTGCCTGTTACGGTTAAGTCACTGCCAATTGTAACATCGTCAGGTAAACTGATTGTTACGGTGTTGTCTGTTACTGCTGTTGTAATTTCGTTAGCAGTTCCACTAAATGTAAGTGTATCACTGCCCAATGTTACAGTGTCAGTTCCTGTATCGCCGGCAATGTCTGTGGTGGTTACAATACTTGAAGTTTGTGTATCAACATATGCTTTTGTGGCGGCGTCTTGGTTTGCAGTGGGATCGCCCATACCTGTAATCTTATTTGTACCCATTGCGATAGCACCGCTCATGGTACCGCCTGCTAGTGCTAGTTTGGCATCTAATTGTGTTTGAATAGAACTGGTTACACCGTCTACATAGTTTAGTTCTGTTGCTGTTGCAGTCAGTGCTACTGCTTCATTTATGTTTGGGCTGGTAAGTGTCTTGTTTGTTAATGTTTGTGTACCAGTAAGTGTCGCCACAGTACTGTCTATAGCAAGAGTTACAGTGTTGCTTGTTGCACTTGAATCGATTCCAGTTCCACCTGCAATCGTAAGCGTTTCACTATCAAGATCAATAGCAATAGTACCACTATCTGAAGTAATATCTAAATCTTCTGCAGTGAGTTGTGTATCAACGTATGCTTTAATAGATTGTTGAGTTGCAAGTTGAGTTGCACTGTTAGAGGACATATCATCTTCATCTAACACAGCACTTCCTGAAACACCTGTGTTTAACACTGCACTAGTTAATGTTTTGTTTGTCAAAGTATCAGTAGTTGCTCTTCCCACAAGTGTGTCTGTACTAGTAGGTAATGTAATTGTACCAGTGTTACTAATAGTGCTAATAACAGGGCTAGTAAGTGTTTTATTAGTAAGTGTTTGTATTCCAGTAAGCGTTGCTACTGTACTATCTATTGCAACACTTATATTGTTGTCACTAACAGTGGTATCAATACCAGTGCCGCCTGCAATAGTAAGTGTTTCACCAGTAGTAAATGTATCATTACTTCCACTATCTGCTGCTAGTGTAAAACTACTGCTGATATTATCAATCTGTGTTTGGATATTACTTGTGACACCGTCAACATAGTTTAGTTCTGCTACAGTTGCAGTTAATGTAGTAGTGCCATCATTAAGTGAACCATATACAATAGTATTTGCTCTTAACCCTGCATAACTTGAAATAGTGACATTGCCACTAGTAGTTCCTGTTTCATCTGTGTTAATTAATGCAAAGGCATCTGCACTTTCATCATAAATTAACGCAACATTTGTATCACTTCCTCTTTCAATTACTAGACCAGCATCTTTATCTGCACTGCCAGATTCAGCACTATTTAAACGTATAAGAGGGTCACTAATATTAGTAACATCAAAATCTATTTGGGCGGCTTTAGGTCTTGTAAATGGCATATGTAATCCTTATATAACACTGTATTTATCTATTAATAGTAGTCAAAAAAATAGCACCCTAAGGTGCTACTTTATAATTTATTTTTGTAAATTACATCATTAATGCTAGTACTTCAATAACGCCTTCTCCACCTTCATTTGCTTCGATTGCTTTGCCAATTACTGTACCTAATGCAGCATTATTGTTAGCCATTGCCATACCATTGCCTGCACTTACCATTAAGTCACCTGCGTTTACAACACCTGTTACTTTACACGGCACACGCCCTGCTAGTGCTAGTGCAACACCTTCTTGCTCTGAATTCATTAAATATGCTGGATCTGTTGAAACAATGCCTGCTACTGTTCTACAGTTTTCAGTATCACAAGCTGCTAGTTTTCCTTCACCTGCAAAGTGTACTACTGTACCAGGCTCAATCTCTGCATCTGCGGCATACATCTCAGCCAAGTCAGCGTAACGTGCTGCAGTACTTGTACCAGTTATAACGCCTGCACTAAAGTTGCCTGATCCATCTCTAAACACTATAGTATTTGCTGTGTTACTGCTTGTAGCATTTGATGTAACAGTAAATGTTCCACCTTCACTACTTACACTACCACTAATACCACTACCA